AGAAGAAGACTTCGTAGTTGAAGAAGAAGACTTCGTAGTTGAAGAAGAACCTGTTGTGGCTAAAGACGCTTCTGTACAAGAAATGTCTGACAATAAAGCTGCACTTAAAGATGTTAAGAAACGTATTGCCGAACGTCGTGCAGAACTAAGAGCTCGTAATATTACAGGCAAAGCTCAGCTAGAAGATGCAGAGCTAGTGGCGTTACTAGAGCAGAAGGCTGAGCTTGACGCTACTCGTAAAGGTTTTACTAGCAAGCTTAATGACCTTACTGCTCGTAGACTAGAAGCGTTAGGGGATCGTAAAGACCGTAAATTTACTCTTTACGTAAGCTATGGTGATGGTGGCAAACCTGTTGAGACTACATTAGGTGAGTTGTTTAAGACTACAGTAGCCACCGGGTTTACTATTACAGAACGTACTGCGAAAAATACCTTTGCATTTACTAAAAAGTTTGCAAATAAACTTTTAGAAAACATGAAGTTAACTGGTAAGTTCCCAGTTCAGATGTTTAACAAAGTCCAAGATAACCCAGCAACCTTTCTGTTGTTCGATGATAATGGTGAGTTGAACTACAATACTGTTGAAGCAATGCAATCGGCAGCTTACGAGTACCTAGTTCAAGAAGCTTCTAACTTAGGCGGTGCTAATCGTACTGATGAAGAAGTAGGTGAGCTAATTGGTATTCCTGAAGAGTATGTAACTCCTGAAATGACTAATGCGTTAGCAAAAGGTGGTATTACCCTTAAATTAGCTGCAGCTGCTATTGGCGACAAAGTTATTAAGAACCTTGGCTTGCAGATTGAGTCTGTACAGGATCGTGAAGCATTAGCTACTTCCTTGGGTATTGCTACTCTTGAAGGCATTAAAGGTGACTTTGTTCAGGGCTACAATTATATTCCTAGCGAAGCAGAGCGTACACGTAAACGTTACCCTATAAAAGCTAAAAGCATTCCATTTATCATTGCCTCCCCTACCTTGTTTGATCGTATGCAAGCAATCAGAGATGCTAATGACGCAGTTGAGAACACTCTAGGCGTAGAGATTGATAAAGAACGTACGTACCGTACAGCTTCTAACGCTAAGCCTCGTAAGGTAATGATTCACCGTGCTGAATATCAAGAAGCTCCTAAGGATCATGAAGCCGTAGCTAATCGTCTTGAGCAGACTGCTTTTAGTTTTAACAGCGGACACGAAGTTCTTATGGAGATGTTCTCTAAAGAAGGTGCCCTTGATGTTAAAGCCCTTATTGAACATATCCTTGGTTCGGAAAAAGACTTTACCAACTACGATGCAAGAGAAAGCTACAAAGCTCAAAAAGAAGCTTTGAAGCGTAGTCTTATGTTCTATCAAGAAGCGTATGATGATGTTAAAGATGGTGAAATGTTCTTTAACTGGTTTATTGCTAAAAACCACCGTATCCACCTAGATAGTAACAGACTTAACCCCCAAAATGACAAGAATCTTGCGCGTTGGTTGGTTACTACGACAAATTCCAGAACTACAGTTTCTAAAACAGATATCAAAGAAGTACTGGATGGAAATACAGATAACATGCAAGCTAAGATGTTTGCATACGCTGTAGTACAGGCATTTGATGGTGCTAAAGGTATTCCTGGGATTGATAAAGATAATGAAGCAGAAGTACTAGCCGCTGCTAAAAAGCTTCTTGAAGAGACTCCTGAAGGTGAACTATTTAAGATGGCTATGGATGCAGGTCATTTGGGTCATGCGGCCTTAGCAATTGCTAATATTCGTAAGTACATGGACAACGATTCATTTGAATCTGACCTAGTTCTAGAGGTAGATGGACTTACAAATGGTTTCGCGTTCAGAGCAATGCAGTTCCCTGTAGAGTCTGAAAGCAGCCCTCTTAATCCAATGCAGTGGCTTGAAAAAGTAGGTGTTATTACTGAAGAGTCAGATCTGTTTGGTTTAAGCAGTATGAATGGCGCTAGAACAGCTGGTCAAGAAGACGTATATATTTCTGTAGGCGCTATGTTCAACCAGAACATTGCAGAAGCAAAAGATAACCTGAATGAGACAAGCGCTAAATGGGTAGCGTTGTTTGAAAAACACGGTAAACTTCCAGACTTTAGCGACTCTAATAGCGCTGATGTTAAAAAGTTTATCCGTAATCTTATGAAGTCTCCTGTAATGATCTTTAACTACGCAGCAGGTCTTGGCCGTATTGCCGGGGGTCTGGTAAATGACCAGATCATGGGTAAAGGTTATTTAAAAGGCAAAGGCCTTGTAGATTTACTTACTGCTAAAGATGAAAACAATAACTATGTTCTTACTAAAAAAGAACTAGTTGGTTCTTTTGGTGAAATGCTGGGTAACAAATACCACAAAGCTCGTGTAGCTCTTCACGAAAACAGCCTAGATAGTACACGTAATGGTGATATTACAGTACTGAAAGCTCACCTAACTAAAGCAGTTAGTGGTTTGTACACAGAGTCTTTGACAGCTACGCTAGAAACTTTGTTTAGCAAACAGACTGTTATTAACAGTACGTTTGTAAACGCTGCTCAGTTTATGTTTGACCACTTTAAAGATCAGTACAGCTTGTGGTTACTTAAGAACCCAGAAGCTACAGATGAAGCTAAGCTTGAGTTCTTGAAAGATATGGCAGCTATCATCCCAGGTGTTGGGGCAGCTAGCTCTGATGACCAGATGAATAAGATTACTTTCTTAAAGAATGTGCTAGAACCTACTAACAATGATGTTGTAGTAAATGTTGCTGGGCAACGTATTGCAGCAAACACCGTATCTCGTACATTTGGTGAACCAGGTGTTGGTCCTGCAGTGCTAACTGTGTTATCATTAGACTCATCTGTGTTAGCCAAAACAATTAACGAATCCTACAAAGGTGTGAAAGGTCAAGCAGCGCTTCCTATTCACGATGCTATTGTTTTAGGTATCGATGAGCATGGCGTTATTAACTCTTATAACCGTAACTTCTATACTACTAATAGAAGCTACTCTATCTCAGAAGAGTTTGTACGAGCTATCGAAACTTTCGAACAGAGTGTACCTGGAGCGGCTGGTATGTCTATTATTGACATTGAAGGTAAACGTGTTACTTTCAGCGAGATGAAAGCTGCTTTGGCTCAAGCTAACAACGAAATTCAAACCAAACGTAGAGAGTTGTTTGGTAAAAATGTTAAGGTTGGTCAGCTAGTAGGTCCTGAAGGAACAATGGAATCTTACGACGTAGCTAAAATGAAAGATATGTCGAAAGCTTACATGGCTAATGTAGCAACAAATATTTTAGAAAAATTTGGTAGTGATGATGTTAAGACTGCGCTGGGCAAAGATTATGCTAAGCACATGAAAGCAATTGCCGCTATGTTAGAAGGGTGTAAGTAATGGCTCAATGTAATATTGAAGGCACACTCAAGTATATTGAGGATGTCTACAAGCAAATACCTAGCGGTAAGGAAGATCGTGAAGCTAAGCAGGTTCTAAAGACCTTGTTTGACCAGATCAATACTAACCGTGCTACTATCCAGCAAGCAGGTAGCTTTGCGGGTAGTGCTCGTATCAATATTAACAAACCCTTTGAAGTGGTAGATTACACCCCTACCCCTGCTCCTAAAACTACTCCCGAAGTTAAGGCTAAAACCAAAGTTAAAAGCCGTAAGTTTGGTGATGTAACAGCTTATTTTTACCCTAAAGGATCTAAAGAACTTAAAGGTGCTTTGGCATTTACTAGGTATGATGAAGACGGTAATCCTTTTATTGTAATGCAAGAAGGTATTACTAAAGACCAAGTAATTAGCTACTTGCGTGGTCAAGATGGGTCTGAAACGTCAGTACAGAAGTCAGTAGTTAATGAATTCATGATGGACGTATATGGTGTAAACCTTATTGGTGAGCTAAACAAACTTAGTGATGCGGGTATTCGTCAGTTTATTATTAAGCATGAATTAAGTCATATCCGAAATGCGGATAAAGCTGATGTGTATTACGCTAATAAAGAGCAAACAATTGCTACCGCATTTGGCAAAGATAATAGTGAAAATAAATACTTAGCAGATAGCGCCGTTAGAATCGAAACTAGGGCTAACTTAGACGCATTAGAGCTTAACCTAGATACGCTAGTGACCCCAGACTATGCTGCAGCAGCTGCAGACGATATGGTGCCTATTGAGAATACTCTAAACCCGTTAGTAGAAGACACCCCGCCTTGGGAAGATACCACCACTGTTGAAGAGGCAGCAGAGACCCTAGCTAACTACACTGTTACCGGTAACATGACTACTAACGAAGGCCAGACTAAAGCGATCAATACTATGATCGATTGGTTTAAAGGTAATAAGTCTTCAACATTTATGCTGCAAGGCCGTGGTGGTACTGGTAAGACTACAGTTATTAACGTGTTGCTTCGTGAGTTAGGTATTAAACCTCATGAAGTTATGTTTGCTACTCCTACTAATAAAGCTAAGAAAGTAATTGCTGATGCAAACAAGAAAACTGCTTATGCTGGTAGTGAGTACAATACTGTAGCGCAAATGTTGGGTATTAAACCTGTAATGGATAGTGACGGTAATCAGTCTTTCCAAGAAGATTTGTATGCCCAAAAACCTGATATCCCTAAAATCTTGATTGTTGATGAGGCTTCTATGCTTCACAGCGATAACTATGACGCACTAGTTTCAAGAGCTCAGGAATACGGTAGTAAGATTATTTTTATGGGCGATAATGCTCAGCTTCCTCCTATTGGTGATAGAAAAGCTCCGGTTAAATCTGTAGTGTTTGAAGATAATAAAGATACTACTATTGCGCTTACCCAGCTGATGAGACAAGAGAAAGATTCTCCTATCATCAACATGACTAGTAAGTTAATTCGTGTTGTAGACAAAGTAGAAGCGTTTCTTGACTCAAAAGGATCTGATCAACAAGCCAAGCAAAGCTTAGCCCGTATTATTTTTGATGGTGCCAAGCTTGGCAAGTTCAACCCAATTAATAACGAAGGCGCTATATTCACAACAGAGAACTTCGAAGCATTGCTCCCTAGTTTCCTGAGCGACTACCGTAAAAGTCCTAAAGGCACCAAGTACATTAGCTTTAACAACCATAGTCATTCATTTACCGTGCAAAAGACGCAAATGATTAGACGTGCTTTGTTTGGTGAAAAAGCAGATCAGGAAGCTTTTATTCCTGGTGAGCCTTTAATGCTTAACGGTCCCTACCAAATTGATGTACAGGAAGAAAAACCTACATTCTTGGACAATGGTGAAGAGTTCACTGTTAAGTCTAGCCGTGTTGTAAGCAAGCGTGTAGACTACAAAGTAGGCAAGAAGACCATTAGAACTGCAGAACCTATTCAAGTGCACGAAATTGTTGCGGTTGATGCGGTTACAGGTGCAGAACATGTGTTTAATAAACCAGTGGGCAACAAAGAAGCCGTAAAAGCTTTTATTGAAAATGAAAAATCTAATGCGATAGCCAATGGCGTTAAGCCAGGTGGCGCGTACATGTTGATGAGTGTACTAGCCCAGGATCTGTCACACGGCTATATTATTAATAGCCACAGATCTCAAGGTAGTACATACGATAATGTGTACATGGACCTAGGTAATATTGCTGGCCAGCCTTATGCTGGGGCTAACGATATTATTAAGGCTTTATATGTAGCAGCGTCTAGACCACGTAAGAAATTAGTGGTAGTAGACAATAGGGGCGCAGCCAGCCAAATTACTAATCCGAGCAAAGCAGCAAGTGCTGAAGCAAAACCGGAAGTGTTTGAAAATGTTGATAATGCTGAGGCAAATGATATAATTAACAAAATAGATAAGTGTAAATCAAAAGGTTAAAGAATGAGCTGCAGCGTCAGAGGTATTACAAATTCGGTTGTTTCTGAGAACAAAGATAAGACCGAAACAAACGTCCGTAAGGCACAGAAAAGCTCTGAAGTAGACAAGGCATTAGCTACGTCTACCCCTATGGCTATTCTTACTGAATTGGTTAAGCGCACTAAGCCAACTCTTGATGGCGAAAATGTGCATATCTTAAACATCTCTCGTAACGAAGATGATCAGTTTGTTCTTAAATTCAAAGTTGGCAAGAGCAGCGAAATTATTGAAATGGTTGCGGAAGATTTCTCGTCATTTATGACAGAAGCAGAAAACTTCCAATTAGACAAAAACCATTTAGAGCGTTTCCATTCAGACTTTGACTCTATCCATACTCATGACGATTTTGAAGAGCTGGCGCTTGATATTACTAACAACCCTGAAAAGATTTTAGAGGTTGCTCAGTCCCTTATCGATGCAGACAATTACCACAATGATGGAGAACATAACCGAGTCTTGTGGGATCAGCTAGGCCTTATTACGAACTCCCTAGTTGAGATGGTACCTAACCTTAACGTGCATATTAATAATGCAGGTAAGGCTAATTTTGGTACTATTGATGTAAACACCAATGACATCTATATTGCTAAAGGTGTAGGTGGCTCTAAGAGTTTGATGGAAATATATGTCCACGAGCTTTACCACGCCGTAACTCACTACGCAATCAGCAGCAAAGAAACTTCTGTTCGTAAAGATACTGCTCGTATTGAACAAGTACGTGAGTATTTCTTGGCTAACACCAAAGAGTCGGACTTAGTGCGTATGTCAGGGGGTAAGATTACCACTGAACAAGCAGCTAGTTTGCTGAACCATTTGACTAACCCAGAGGTTGGTCTTCATGAATTCGTAGCACTGGCTATGACTAACAAAGCTATTATGAATCAGCTTAAGACGTTAGACATTACACAAAAGCCAATGTTTACTGAAGCTTCTCTGTTCCACAGAATCTTGGACGCAGTATACCGTATCTTTGGGTCTATTAGCCGTAGATTAGCAAATGAGCCAGAAGGTGATGATTTGCAGCGTATGGTATTCCTAGTAACTAGGCTCCATACGGCTCACAAAAAACCGATGGAAGCTAAGCGTTTGCTTGGTATTCGTAACCTACTGTCAATCTTTAACCCTATTGAACGTAGATTTGTAGATTATGTAAATAAGAAGATTGAAGAAGGTAAGAAAGATATTGGCCGTAACGCACCTAAAGAGGGTGAGGGTAACGCCAAGTTCTACGCTAGACTAGCTGTAAGATCTTTTTACGATGATCAGGCCAGAGATATTATTGGTAATACTCTTAGCTTAGCTACGTTTAGAGGTGGGTATTCACCATTCGCACCTGAAGGTACCGTACGCACTATTTTAAGAGATTCTTTTGAATCAGATATGACCCAGGACCAGGTTGAGGCCCAGGGTATGATTTCGCAGAATATCGACCAGCAGCGTGAGTTTAGAGCTATCCAGACTGCTGAAGTAATTCTAAAAAGTTTTAGTCGTGATTTGACTGAAGAAGAAGAAATTGCACTAACAGATACGGTACTGGATACCGATTTATCTGCAATTTACTACAACTATGATGTTGCTTCTTTATTGGAAGACAATAACAATATCCGAAAAGCAGAAGACGCCGTAATTAAAAAGTTAAAAGCTTTAACTGATGGTGAAAGTGTAAACTTTTACGAGGCTCAGACTGAACTGTTAGCTGCTTACATGATTCAAGGTACTGATAATATTGCGTTGCTATTGAATGCAGATAACATTGCTAAGAAGCTTGATACTGTTAATGAAGATCTGAACGTGTCTAAAGAAATTATTAATCTAGTAGACGAACTCGCTAGTTTAAAAGCTCTTAGACGTGTCAATAAAAAACAAAAAGCTACTTTACGTAAGCTCATTGATGAAGAAGCAGGCGGTATTGATAACTTAGTAGCATTCCAATTTGGCCAGAAAGAGTATGCGGAACGTGAAGTGTTCCCAACTATGACTGATAAAATGAAGATTATTAAAGGTTACTCTGCTCAAATTACTGATCCAGATATTGATGTAACCATTGCCCCTGTATCAAAACAGGCTGAGCTTAAAGCACAAGGTTTTGTACTTAAGAAGACCCTAGTTAAGCATAACATGGATGGTAATAAGACCCCAATGGCTCTGTATGTAAATAACAGATTCATTAGTCAAAGATTCCATAGAGTTGGTTTGAGAATTACGGACAAAGCCCGTAGAGGTACTACTGTAACGGAAAGCTACAGTATGGGTAGTGACAGTAACCCTACATTAAAAGCTGCTGCAGACATTCGTAAAATGCGTGAGCGCCGTGCTGAAGTGGTTAAGCTTATGATGAGCGGCCAGTATAAGGCCGAGGATGTGGAAAGTGATGGCTTAGTAACACCAAACCTAAACAATAGTGGTCGTGTTAAGGACTTCCGTTATGGTATGGATAAACAAGTTAAGCTTGATATCTTAGATATGGAACGGAAAGTAAGTACCGTCATGGGACGTACTGCGGCATCTACTTACGATAAGAAAGCTACAGACAACTTTAACAAACAGTTGCTAGATCTTATTGTACAGGATGCAACCGATAACCTGAAGCCAGGACAGGTTAGCGTTATTGGTAAAAACCAAAAAGAATATATTAAAATCGAAAAGAATTCGCTTAATAAACAAGTTGCTGATTTGTGGAGAATTTTACCAGAAGCGGTGAAGAAAGAGTTCCCAGAAGGGTTTACTCTTAGAAGAGACTTGATGCACTCGTACCTAGGTTACAGGGAAATGAGTATTACGGATATTCCTGTTCTTAAAGGATTCCTAGAGACTAACCCTAGAGCTTATAAAGCAGCTATCAAGTATGCATTACAGTTTGCTGAAAAACTGTGGCAAGAACTAATTAAGATATCTAAAGCAGATATCATTATCAGAACACCAGGCGTATTCATTGGCAATGTAGTTAGTAACTTCATGCTAATGTATGTGTCAGGGTATTCATTTAAAGAAATTACAAGATTAAAATATCAGGGAGTGAAGGAGCTTAAGTTGTATGTAGACGGACTAAAAGAGTCTCTACAGCTAGAAGCTAAAGACAACGCTGGTATCTTGACTGTTACAGAAAGAAGACGCCTTAACGTTATTAAAAACAACTTAATTAATAGCCCAGTAAAAGACCTAGTTGATGAAGGTTTTTACACTACTATTATGGAAGAAATGGAGCATGGGAGTGACTCAGGAAGTTACTTCAATAAACTAGCTAAGAAGAAGCTACAGAAAGTTCCTAAGATTTTTAGTGACGGCGTTGATTTACTTTATATTACAGAGAACACAAAGTTATTCAAGCTTATTGAGAAAAGCATCCAGGCGTCTGATTTTGCTGCGCGTTACGCTCAGTATCACCTGATGATTGAGAAGGGTGTTAAAAAAGAAAAGGCTGTTAAGATTGTGCGTGATAACTTTATCAACTACAACAAACCTAACAGCCGATTTATGGAATGGGCTAACCAAATGGGCTTTGTAATGTTTACTAAGTACTTTACACGTATTCAACGAGTAATTCGTGACTACGGTAAAAACCATCCTGCTAAAGTAATGCTTTCGATTCTTGCACAGGATTATGTCTTAGGCGATATTGATGACTTTACAGATCAATCAGTATTAACTAAAGACATGGGTAACTTATTCTACAACCCGTTTGATAACCTACTCCGAGTAATTACCCCAACCTCAGCCGAAGCTGTAGATTGGGTGTTAAACGGTGGACGTTAAGGTGGAGATGGTAGTTTTATTCTTGGAGGACTAAAGAATAAATAAATGCTAATAATAGCGGAAGCTATTGTAGCAACTACCAATCCAGCATAAGAACCACCAAACAAAATGGAGACAGTGGCTAGCAAAGTAATGTCTAATCCGGCATCTAAGTACCGTTTATTCATTGCTTTTGCGTAAATAACTAGAAAGTTAAAAGCCACTACCACTCCAATAAGCGCTAGTTCCATAATTACCTCACTGGATAATAAACAGCTTTATACAAGGTCATAGGATCTTGAGCTTTGTCTTTTTCCCATTTTCCTGTATCAGGGTTATATTCCCCTTGTCTACTTGTAACTTCAAGTACAGTCTCAATAAGGGCTTCATTAGGGTCATACCCTAGTTTATAGATAGCCCCTGTTGCGACTACAATAAGGTCACAAAGAGCGTCGACCATTTCATATTCGTCATCGGCTTCACATGCAGCTTTGAACTCTTGTAGTTCTTCTGCAAGCATGTTGTATTCAGATTCTGCTCTAAATACTTTTAGATGCCTGTCAATGTTAAAGTCAACAATTCCTTGGATTGGATCCATTTTATTTGCCTTTCGAAGTAAGTAATGCCGATAACAACACAACCTGAGCAGCAGTTAATTCTTCTTGGCTCAGTAAACCGCAGATGTTGTCATCTACAAGTTTATTAATATCGGTTCCACTGGAGTCTTTAGAAGCTAACACAATTGTGTCAGCCCCTACCATGCCTCGCAATGATTCCATTACTCCGCCGAGTATATCTGGATCTAGTGGTGGCATTTGATTCATTAAACTTCTCCTTTCACATAGGTAATACGGTTGGACCAACGTTCAGTTACTTCGTCAGTACCCATCCACAGATCGGTGCCTTCAATAACTTTTTCCATTTCTTCGTCAGAAAGAAAACCAGAGTAGTAGTATTTAAAAGCATCGTTTAGGTGATCGTCAGTAAACTTTTGACGAGCTTTCATTTCGTGACCTTTACCAGCCATACCACCTGAATAGTTATGAATCATAAACGACAAGTGTGGTGTAAGATCTAACTCATCACAAGCCATAGAAATCAAAGTACCTGCAGATGCTACAGTACCGGATAGATGACCAATCACCTTAGCCTTAGAGTTTTTGATAGCATTGGTAATCATAAACGCTGAGTCGATAATACCACCAGGGGTATTCAAATAGATATCAACAGTAGTATTTTCTTCTGCTGTATCAAGTAAATAACACATCTCATTATAATGATATGGTTCTTCAATGGCACCAGTAAGGTACACTTTAATATTATTGTTCTCTTTGTCTACAACAACAGGAACATCTAGATCCCAGATACGCGTTGCGTCACGCGGCAGTTCAAACGAAATTTCGGACATTATTCTTCCCCTTCTGTTAGTTCTGTTTTAATTTGCTCTTTTGACTTTTCCAGTATATCAACAACTAGTTGTGAATATCCAGAAATATCTATCCAACTATCTGTATACATGGGGTTACCATTAACAATTCTTGCAATTTTATGGCAAATCATAGCTAAAGACTCAGCCATAAAATGAGGCATAGCACCACCATGAACACTAGCGTAATGCTGATTAATAATAGCTTTTAAAGTTTGTGACAAATTAGCTTGTGTATGAAAGTCACCGTAGTTATTACTACGTTCTTCTAAAATTTGGTCAATCATAGTATGTTCCTCTAAAATAATTAAGGGGACCGAAGTCCCCTTTGAGCAAAAATGTGCATTATATTTAACATTTTACACTTTTTTGCGCATAATGTTGCACATAATTTACATTTTTCTGCGCTTAATAAGTGAATTCACCTTGCATACCTGCAACAGAGTAGTCTGTTACACGCTTCTCAAAGAAGTTAGCTAGTGAGCTACCGTTGTTAAGTTCATCCATCCAAGGTAGAGGGTTTACCTTACGATCAAAGTTAGGCTTAAGACCTAGTTGCAATAACCTACGATCTGCAATGTATTCAAGATAGTCTTTTACGTCTTCTTTATTCAGCATTGGCGGCTGGTATGTACCAAAAGCAAAATCTACAAAGCGTTTTTCTAGCTCAACGATCTCACGAGCCATGCTGTAAATATGCATTTTAAACGTGTCATTAACTTCGTTAGGGTTTTCCTTACACCAGGTACGGAATAGCCAAGCATTGCCTTCTACGTGCAAAGATTCATCACGTAACGACCACTCGTTAATTGTACACATACCCAAATATTTACCAACACGCTCAAAGTTTTTAAGCATGATAAAACTACCAAACAGACTAATACCTTCAAGCAGGATACCTTTAGCTAGTTTTAGGCCAAAGCTTTCAAAGATAGCTTCAGCCATGTAAGAGTCTTTAGCAAGCGTTTCCTGATGTTTTAGGAAGTCTGTATAGTATGAGTCTGGGAAACCCAAAGACTCGTTAAGATGAGCGTAGCCTTCTTGGTGAATGAACTCACGAGCCATAAAGCTAGTGAGCATACCACGGACTTCATTGTTTTTGATCTTGTTGATCAAAGGTAAGTAACCAGCAGCTACGTTAAAGTCTGACTGAGTAAAGATAGATAAGATGTTTTTAATGAATTCTTTTTCTTCTGGCGATGCAGCTTTAAAGTCTTCAACATCTTTAGTCATTTCGACTTCTTTTACAATCCAGTGGATGTCCTCGGACTGAAGACGATATTCTTCAGCCTGAGGGTAACGTAGTGGTTTGTAAGTTTTACTTGTTTCATTTAGCATTATTATTATCCTTCACAAGCGAGACATGCATCAAGAGAACCTTGAACTCCATCCTGTAAAGCTTGGCGTTCAATCTTGATATTTACTTTTTCTGTTTTCTTGCTAGATTCTGTACGGAGGTAGTACACACCTTTAAGTGGTACACCTACATCATCAGCAGGTTTAAATGCTCTACGATGTACAGCATTTACATAACTCTTATTAGCTCCAGCAGGGAAAAACAGGTTAACTGACTGGCCTTGACAGACCCACTCCTGGCGACTACGAGCCATCTCTACAACCCAGTGCTGGTCAATCTCAAAAGCTGTTTTAAACGTATTACGTTCATCAGAAGATAACCAGCTTAGATGTTGTACAGACCCATCATTAGCCATAATGTCAGCCCAAGTATCGTCATCATTCATACCGTACTGTTCTAGTACAGGAATTAATGCTGGGTTCTTAACTAGGTGAGAACCTACACGAGTTTTATGGGTGTAGCAGTTAGACGCACGAGGCTCTATAGAAGGAGATACACCAAGGATAATACTACTATTGGCGTTAGGAGCAATAGCAAGTAAGTGTGTATTTCGAACTCCATACCCAATGGCATCGGGTGCTTCGCCTCTCGTATAAGCCAGTTCTTGAGTTTTTGCATAAGCAGCCTCTTTAATGTTTTTAAACATACGTTTGTTAACAGAGATAGCCAAACTAGACTCAAAAGGAATTCCTTTTGACATTAAATAGTCGTGGAAACCCATAGCACCTAGGCCCAAAGAGCGTTCGCGTTCTGCGGAGTACCTAGTTCTGCTAAGCTCATCTGGAGCATTATCAATAAAGTATTGTAGTACGTTATCTAATAGTTCAATAAGGTCAGCAATAAACTGAGGGTCATCTTTCCACTCGTCAAACTTAGCTAAGTTTACAGAAGATAGACAACAAACTGCCGAGCGATCTTCGTTAGTTGGAAGATGAATCTCATTACACAGGTTAGACCCATTAATTTTAAGACCTAGTTCCTGGAGAGCAGGGTGCATCTGACGGTTAGCTTCGTCAAGATAATTGATGTACGGCTCACCTGTACGGAATCTAGTTGTAAGAATCTCTTCCCATAGGTGACGAGCACGAATAGTCTCAACAACTTCTTTGCTATGCGGGTCAATTAATGACCACTCAAGATCTTCATTAACTGCTTCCATAAAAGCATCAGTAATATTAATGCCGTGGTGCAGGTTTAAGTTCTTGCGGTTTAAATCACCAGTAGGCGTACGCATCTTAATAAATTCTACGATCTCTGGATGATCAATGTTAAGGTATGCTGCGTAGCTACCACGACGCGTCTTGCCTTGACGGTACGCAACCATGTCAGCGTCCACTGTATGCAAGAAACCATTAACCCCAGGCGTCTTATCAGAGATAGCACGAACGTCGCTCCAGTGGCCTCCTACGCCGCCTCCTTTGACTGAGAGCCAACGCTCTTCAGTAGTATGATTACACAAACCTTCAATACTGTCTGGTACATACGTTAGAAAACAACTGATAGGCAAGCCTTTAGGTTTTTCTCCTTTGGCGGGAGCGTTGCTAAGGATTGGCGAGCTGAACATAAACCACTCTTTTTTAAGGTAGTCTTGGATACGTTCGCTGTGCAGCCCGTCAGTAGAGTAGCAATCACTAGCACGTTTAAAAGCTTCAGCAATCGACTCATTAGGTCGACAATAATGTTTTTTGAGTAGTTCTTTTGCAAAATCAAGCACTTAGAGTCTCCTAGGATTATTCTTGTTCTTGTTCGATTATTGATATTAAGCATCGTGGGTTGTCTTTGTCTTGGTCAACGACTTTCCATGAGCTGCCTTTGTGGTACTGAACGTTATCATTTATGATAACTTTTTCTTCCTGTAAAGCGTCTAATACAAATTTTTCTATTAGAGCAGCTATATTAGCACCATCACAGTTAGAATTCTTATAGTATATTTCTATAGCTAGGTTAAACTTCCCCACCTGCGGGTTTTTATTTCCTACCTGGGTAGACACTAGTTCATGGAAATGTTTCTTCATGGCGTTTTGCGCATGAAAGTGGGCATTACGATACCAGTTCATACCAACAAGGACTGTTTTATCATTTTTAGTCTTGAAGTGCTGCGTCCAGTATATTGGTAATTCAATAGTATTCATAAAGTATCTTATTTTAGGGGCAAAAAAACCGCCCGAAGGCGGTTCTTCGGAGGAGTTAAGATTACTCTTGTGTAATCTGGTATTTAGCGCTATGCAGCACTGCGATGATATCCATAATAGAATCACGCATAAAAGAGTATTTAGGGTTATCCTCTACAAGACCTAAACCTTTCTGGGCACGACGAGTAATCTCATCTACTAAAGCAAGAATATCAGCTTCTGACTTAATTACTTTGTAATAACGTGCTTCTTTAACACCTTCTGAAAGGTTTAAAGCTTCTTCAGGTTTCATTTCAGGAAGACAAGCACCTAAGAACTGCTCAGCCAACTCATCTAGTTCGCTTTCTAGTTCTTCATAAAGTTCACCAACAACAACATGATGATGGTTTTTTAGGGTAAGCCAATGCGTAAGATGCAACTGGTTTACATAGAAAAGCATGTCGGTGATGCATCCACCAAGCATGTTTTCAATTGACATAGATTTTTTCATGGGGGTTAAATCCTTAACGTTAAGAACCTTTGATTATAGGTCAGCCCATGGAAAAAAGCAATAGGTCCTGGTGATTATCGAGCACCCCACCAGGAAGGCTAACAGGCCGGAAAACGTAGCCTTGCTCTAATACCACAGGAGGCAACTGTTATACACAATATACTCTCTCTCAGGTTTACGCTAACCTGTGGTATGCCTAAGCTAGAGGGAACTTAGGGCTTTTTCAATATCCTCAATAGAGGCTCCATTAGGAATACGTACCATTTCTGCCCAGTTGTAACCAATGTCGCTTTCTGCTTCATTGTGGATAGTTTGATCTTCCATAAAATCAACTAGCATAGCAGCAATTAGGTTATCATTAACCCACTTGATAATACTAGGATCTTCAGTTACTTCGATATAGATAGAATCATAGATGGTTGAAATGACTTTTACATCATGTTCTAAACCTTCTTGGTCTATCAACTGGTGCATTTTATTAATAGTCAGTGCGGTCAATATAGACCAGAACTGACAGGTAGCATTTGCTAACGTTCTGATATCTCTATCAGCGTCATCGGTTTTTAGACTGAAGCCAAGACCTAGGTGTATTTCACCATGTTCTTTAGCAGTAGGTAGTACATAATTTTCACGATAATCTGTAATACCTGGGTACAGTACATTATGGTAGTTGTTAAAGATTTCTTCAGCTTCTTCTATGGGGATTTTCAAAGTAGCTGCAATCTTTGGAGGAAAGGCACCGTAGGCTAAACCAAAGGTTGGTCCTTTAGACTCCTGACGTAGTTTATCTGCGTCTGCGTTTCCTTCATCTACCAGTTTCTTGAAGTTCATGGTATCAGTGGGAGTATCCCCAGTGAGCGGCATAAGAGTTTTGATCTTGTCGTGAAAATAACCCAACGCATTTAGGGAGTGACCATCCAGATTTTTTAGAAATATGTCACATTTGTTGGTGTCACGAGACAAAGATGCAATAACTCTATCTTCTAGAGCACTGTAATCTGCTGTTAGAATAATGGTACCTGGAGGTGCAGTAAAGCACTTCTTAACAGGTTTAGCAAACCTAGATCCTGTTGACGGCGCATTGAGCATATTTGGGTTAGAGCTAGTAAAACGGCCAGACTTAGCTCCTAAAAGCTTGTACTGGCCATAAAGTCGACCATCTACACTGTAATTGTAAAAAGCTTCAATGAAGTTATTTTTAATAATTGCAGCAAAAGAATAGTCAATGAAACATTGAGTGAAGTGCCTCACATCTTCATCATCTGTTTCTTTATTTACACGTTCTACTTGGGCCCTATCCCACTTGGGCAGTCCTGTCTCCTTAGACGTTGCTTCTGACTCAATTCCAAGCATGTCAAACAATTCTTGTTTCTGTTTAGAAGATCCCGGATTAAATGTCGGGAATGGTACTGTCGGCTGCTTCACTTGTTCAACGTATTTTTCGTTGTACATCCTAGCTTTGTCTTCTGCTAGACGTTGCATAGCAGTGACTATAGCTGGAGTGTTAGCCGGTATAGTTCCATCGAGCAACATTTGGAGAAGCCTGTTTGACTTAGCATATTTTTTAACTAAGTTTACAGGCCACTTACCTACTCCTGTTGGGAGTTTTTCGTCAGGACTGCCCCATCCCTGAACCTTTGCATATTCATCCATAAAATAACTTCTATGGTTCATGTCATTAGGTTTAAAGGGGACTAAATAATAACTAGGGTCACGCATTTTAGACTTACGGTCTTCAATGTATGCTTTTATTTCATTGGCATATCGAGACTCTAGATATTGTTTAATAATAGGGTTAGCAGCTAGTTCTGTTTCTACCTCAGCAAGCTGCTCAGCTAAGGTTTCCTCCAATTCAATTACTTTATCAATATCGATATGGAGACCGTTGTCCATAATACGTACAGTATCTTTAATCAAGTACTTAGCCGTATTTTGGTAGAAATGCCCTAATGGGTATTCCGTAAGCCGAGGCTCTGGGGCTGGTAATTGATCATGTGGGCTGTACATATTATTTCCTAGACTAATATTTCTGGAGCAAACTTTTTAGCAGCTGCCACCAGTTCGTAGTATTCATCACTAAGATCGTCAAATGCCGTTTCTAGCTCTTCTTTTTCTACGAATAATTCAGAAAAGTACTGTCTTATATCACAGAAAGGACAATAGCATGTGGTAAATGCTATAAATGGGTGAGCATCATCACAGTAGTAGAATTTGTTATCATATTCTCTTTGATCAAATACTTCAAACTCCTGATTTGTATTCTCTGATGAACTCATTCAAATACTCCCATAGTTTATAAGTAGCGCAAGCATCAATAGCAGCATATTTAATTACATGCTCATCATACTGTTGTTCTACTGTAAAGTTGTCTGCAGAGATCCCCCAGTCACCATACCAGTGTCCTGCTAGATCCTTTAGACCAGTAGCAGCTTTAAACACTTCTACATGGTTGACTAAAGTCTTTGCAAATATTTGGGTATCTTCCACGTTCTTAGCATCTTTTAACTGGTAATACCTCAAGAACCTTCCGTCATAGGCATAGTTATGCCAGACTTGGGTTCTATCGGTATCTGTTAAAAAGTCTAAGACTACATCAGCAATTTCTTGTGCGTCAATAATGAACACGTAAGCCTCTCTTTCAGAGTAGGCAATGCTACAATGAGTAATGGTACAATGAGAAGGATGACCTAATGCTGATGATTTTGCTATAGCTTGGTATGCAACACGTTCCTTTTTAGGTAACGTTTCGTCTACCATTTTTTGCTTAGCCTCTTCTATAGTTTCTTTATCATAACGAACAGCAGTCTCGAAGTCGGCAGAAAATACTTCGGGTAGGTTATTCAGCCATTCTTTAGCTGTTTCTGGATCGTTAGTACTTTGGTACTGTACTTCAATACTGTGTTCTACTTTCATGTTAAATTCCTACAAGATGGCTAGCATTACGCAATCTTACTAAGGCACGGGTACAAGCTACATAATAAAGGTTTAAGGACTCTTTTTCATGTGCCTGTAATTTCTTTTTAGGCTCTTGTCTAATATCCAGAAGTAGTTCTTCTATAGAAGTGTTCATATCTGGTGCAAGCATTACTTCGTCAAACTCAAGACCTTTTGAAGAATGTGCAGTTAGAAGCATAAAATCTTGTTTTTTATTTTCATGATGTTTAGCTTCTGCATACGCATTAAATATAACAGATTTACCATGCTTAATAACCAGGTTAATAGCTTGACTAAGTGCTAAGTCTTCAGGGTATTTACTTTTAAGGTAGCCTAAAACGGAAGAATAACTTATTCTTACATTATTATGATTTTCGTACCAATTATCAACGTCGTCTTGTAGATGTTTGTAAGCAGCATCATATATTTGACCTTGATATTTTAGTCCTGCAATCATTAAAGGTACTTTAAAGATTTCTTGAGCTTTACGAACTAGGCCATATGGGGTTTGTTCAGCATTTAATTCAATGATTTTATTGATCAAACCACCGTTAGTACGAGAAATGTAGCCCCTAGTTTTAATATCAGGAGAACTATCTGTTGCTTCAACACCAGTAAACTCCATATCTGGGTTTAGGTATTTCTGACAAAAACGTTCTACAGGTCCTGCAATGTGAGCGGGCACACGAAAAGATTTAGAAAGTTTAAAGGTAGTACCTTGTCCTTCCAGTTGTTCAAAACAATTAATTGTATGGTTGAACGTGTAAATATTTTGATGTGGATCACCTACAGCGACTTTTACTTTACCTGATAAAGCTTTAAAGATTTCTAGTGTAACTTCATTTAAATCGCCTGCTTCGTCCAACATTATCAAGTTGTAGTAACTTTGATTAATGTTACCTTCAACAAGCATTTTATGAAAAAACTTTAAATAAAAATCATGGGTACATTCAATTTTACCTTGAGCCATTAGTGTAAGATAACGATTGGCTATAGGAATATTGGGACGACCATATTCGTTAGCGTAGTCTTCATAATTTAAGAATTTAGAAAGACAAAACTCTCTAATATCTTCTACAAGGTTATACTTATCACTATATGGTATTTTTTCGTCAATTTGCTTAGGCCCAAAGAATCCTACTTTTAACTTCATAGGAACTACAGTAGCTTTGTATGCTAGCGAATGAGTTGTTCTACAATCGATATTCTTAGGAAACTTTTTGCTAGACTCAGTAGCAATGGCTTTGTTGTACGCAAGGTATAAGCCTGGTTGTGGACCTAGTTCTTCGGCAATTGCGCGAAGGAGTGTAGTCTTGCCGCTACCTGCTACAGAATCAATAAGAATTAGTTCATTAGAAGTAACTTGTTTAGCATAGTCTACAACAGCTTGTTGTTCTGATGTTAAGTTCATATTCTTTTTATTAATATTGTACCCCCGGTTAAGGGGGCACTAGGTTGATTGCTAGATATCTAACACCTGAGCAATATTTATGGTATGCCGTTCTACCTCACCATAATCCTTATGAATTACGAGTGCTTTAGAATCTTGACCAGCTCTGTAGCCACCGGCGTAAGCATAAGCATCTTTGCTTGCTAACGTTCGGAAACTTTCCACAGTACACCCAGAGTATTCTTTACGAGTGTCATGGTGAATATGGCCTGTGAGCCAGTACCTAAAGTTACTAGAACCCCATTCCTTTGGTTTATCAGTAGCCATAACAAGCGGAAGTTTATCTGCTTTACAAGTATGACCATGGTGTACACCAAAGAATGTTTTACCATGTTGAAAGTACTGGAATACGGAACTAGTGCAGTCAATTTCTACACGAGGCTCGTATTCGTACATATGTTTTAGGGCTGCTTGTAAGAACATAGCACCCGTATCATCATGGTTACCGATGATATTGATAACTTTAACAGTTGCATGCTGCTCTAAAGCTGACTCAATCATTTGAATCATAATCTTTAGACCAGTATCTACCATCATCATGTAGTTACCGTCGGTGTCAAGACTATGTTTATGTCTTTCAGTAACACCGGCAACATTATCACGATGAAAGTAGTCACCCAGGTTAACAATTACGGCTTTTTCACAGCTAGGGGCTGTTTTAACTAAGCGATCAAAGACACCACAAAACACACCTTGAGCACGTTTTAGGTCCCAATCATCACCAGCTTCGTCTTTATATGCTAGCATACCAATGTGAGGGTCGCCCAACGGGTAAACTGCCATCAAGTCAGAAGATACGTATGGTTTATCGAACTTCTTCTTTTTGAATTTAGGCAGGTCTTCAACAAGATCATCAACTAGTTCTCGTAGATTGTCTAATTGATTTTGTTTTGCAACATCTGTTTTAACCCATTGAAGTTTAATCTCACCATCTTCGTCATACAAAGTTGATGAACCTTTTAGGATTTCACCACTACTAACGTAATTCCCAGAGTCCAGGGGAAGAATCCCCTTTTCTCTGAGTTTATTAATGCGTTTAGAAAGTCTATCCTGTCTAACTTGGTAGTCAGGATATCTTTCTTGGATAGCCTCCATCATAGAAGGCAAGTGGTAATTAAACTCCTCACATAGCTGAGCAATAGCTACATCATCTACTTTTACAGCCATGTTAAGTCCTCTTCTTATTTACCGAATAGAGGACGTTTAGCAGAAGCTTTAGCAGTTGGCGCTGCTTTAGCTGCAGGAGCGGAACCACCAGAGGAGTTTCCATCAATACGTGCCTGGATCCAGTTTTTAATATCTTCCTCAGTCAAACCATCACGGTAAGTGACGTTAGAAGCGTATTTTTCTTCGTCAAGCGCAAGACGCTTACCGATATTTTCACCAGACTCTGCTTCGGCAGCAGTCGCACCGTCTTCACGGTAGAATGCTTTGATGCCTTTGCGTTCCTGGATGTCATTGTTCCAGAGAGAGTACTCCATCTGTACACGCATTTTAACAGGAAGCTCAGTCAACTCAGGAATAACTTCCATTTCCATCATTTTCTGGTCTTTACCCACTGGGAACTCTGCAGTCTCAGTTTCGATTTCCTGACCATCGTCCATACCGGCGATGATACATAGGCGGTTCAACAAGTTCTGAGTGATCTCGTTTACTTTACCGTCTTTACCAACAAGAATAGGACCGTAAATAGTCTGATCCATACCGTTGTTAGATACGTTAAAGTTCAGCTGGTAAGCACCATTTTTGGTCTCAGCAACCTGAACATAGTTAATTACAACATCATAGATGCCAGAACGGTTAATATAGCCTGAGCCATTGCCGCCAGAATCTTTGATAGCTTCTGATTTTTTAGATACTGTCAATTTCATAAGATTAATATCCCTTAGTTAATGTAAAAATTAAAGTGCGTACTCGTCAACCGCACTCGCGTTCCCCGCCAGAGTCTCAATATGCTGCTGAAGATTAAACTCTTCAACTGGTAGAGATTCTGGTAGATCTTCTTGCAGCGAACGTGCTGGAAGCTTAGCAGAACGGAAGTGAAGAATACGTTTGTTACTCTTAACTTCGATGAAGATAGCCTCATCAACCTCTGCTAGGAAACCACCACGTTTAGCGAATGAGCCCTTGCCCACTAGATTGTACTTAGCTGTATCAGCGTCATACAAAGCATGTGAGATAAGAATTACATTCATGCCGCTAGCGATCAGCGAGTTCTCGATAAAGCCTGTGAAAGCCACAACTTCTTTGTCGAGTTCGCTGTAGATTGTAAAACCTTTGTATTTTTCATTACAGTTTGTATGAATAGTATCAAAGATCTTAGATACCGAGTCAAATACCACAGTTTCTGGATACTCACCGAATTTATCTTTGTAAGCTTCGATTTTTTCAACAGTTGTGTTAATAAGTTCGTTCACACTCTCAAATGAAGGAACCATTACATGTGGTACTGGAAACGGATAACGTTTACCGTCGTGGCTAATTACTAAAGAATTCTTAAGATTCTTAGTAAGGGTAGTTTTACCCGAGTTAGCTTCGGCGGAGATTAGTAGTTTTACTGACATAAATTACTCCCTTGTGAATAAAATAGGTTTAGCTTTAGGCTTAAGACGCATGTCTTGTGCCAAGAGATGGCGCAATTCTGGTTTATCGTGCCATGTTTGCACGGATTGCGCCACTAGTTCTAGGCACGATCCAATAAGATCTAGACCCTCTTGTGTAACCTCTTCGGTTACAACAGATACCTGTGAAGGGTAATCTTTTAGAGGCTTGCCTGTTTTCTCACTTACTCTTCCAGTTTCATTTTGTGTAATATACACAAGTTTAAGATAACGAATATCGATACCTTGTTGCTTGAGAACCCAAGCATACGTCATCTGTTGAAACCAGTAGTTACGTGAGAACTTTGTAGGTGGAGTTTTAGCGCTTGTGGTTTTCCAATCCATGATTGTATCACCACGTAAAGCGTCAATAGATCCTCCTGCACCAATCCCTGGTAGAAGTTCGTGAAAGATAAACTTCTCGACTTCTGTAGGCATGTTAGCGTCTACAAAAGGTAGTACTGCATTAATCATATACTCATACTGAGCTTCAATATGGTACTTATCCACGTCAGGATGATCAATAGACTCAATAAAATCTTCTAAAGCCTGCCAATCTACTGCACCTTCAGTTACGTACATTTCAATACCAGCATGTACAACAGTGCCTAGGTATGTAGCAGTATTTCCTGTAAAGCCTTCTTCCCCTAGCAAATTTTCGTGATACCATTCACTTGTTCGGTCAAAGAATTTACTTAGTTGTGAAGCACTAATACGGAATGCGCCTTTAGTGATGTCAATTCCATCGTTATATGCAAAATAATTTTTAGTTGTCATGATAGTTCCTATATTGTGTATTCAGGCCAATCTGCAATGAGTTCAGCTTTAGAGGCGTAAACTCCCATAAACTTGATATCGTCTTTATCAAATTTACTGTCAGATGATCTGCTTAACCAATCTGTTTTAGTTTCCATCCCAGTAGGAGTTTCAACTAGGTGATTGATAAACATGATGTTTTCTTTTGGTATTAAATACGCTTGATAGATACCATCATTTAAACAAGGAGTGACAAGCAGAGGAATAATATCTTCCTCTATTGCATCATTTCGTAGCATTCGTTTGATTTTATTAAAATTAAATGACTTACGATTTAATGTTACCATTCCTTTTGTCATATGAATTATGTAGCTATCATCGTTAAGATGAATGTACCGCATAAAATTCCTCTAATTCTGCAATATGAGCAACTAGGTCTGGGCTAGGATCAAAATATGATCCAGACGTACCCGTAATCATAGGCAAAGATTTTGTAAATGTAAGCTCTAGGTATTCTAGGTCTACATCCCTTTGAGGCTCATATGTTATAAAGTTAGCACCCATCTGCCTAGCTAGGCTTCTACTAGCCTCTGTATACAAGAAAGAGCTATCAGCGTTAAATGCGTGGTAATCACGAATTTCTAGATAGTATTCTTGTATTGCTTTTGGGTACAAAGTATATGTGTCTTTGTTAATTACACGACTGGTAAGATTAGGGACCCTAGTTTCAAAAGGTACTTTGAAAGTAGTTTCTTTCATTTTATCTTTAATATAGGTTTCGTAATCTAACCAATTATCTAACTGTTCCACAAAGTCTTGGTATTTTTTAGCGACACCTTTAACTTGAGGCATTGGGGTTACCAACGCAAGCATGTTGTATGCTTCTTGGTATTCCTCAAAAGATAAAGTAGTATCCTCAATAATAGGAGTAGTATTTTTTAGTTTAAGGTAAAGATAAGTAGTGTTTTCAACATCATACTCATCCATCTTTTCACTTTTAAATACACTTTCGTTTTCTACTGTGCTCGCATAAAAACCTTCACGAGGAGCAATTGTTTTTAAATCTCCTGTAAAAGTGCTTTCTTCTACAATACTAGAAGCAAGAGTATAAGGAATACCCATAGCTTCTAAGTAGTTTTTAGCTTGCGTTACTGCTTCATCCATATCTGTTTTCCCTGTACGCTGCCACGTCATTAGGTTTTCACCTTTGAAGTGCTCATTTAGCGCAGAGCGGAACTTAGATTTAAGATCAATAATTACATGTTTAGCATAGAAGAATTCCCGCCAGCCTTGCGAGTTATTACTGTTAAACGGTTTAGAGTTTTTGTAATAACTATTTTTGTAGGCTAGCGAAAGCATACCTGCGGTAGCTGCATCAAATGCAGTTCCTGCATACAGGTAGTTAAAAGAATTAGTAACTGATGAGCTATGGTAGTAACTACTCCTATTACCAAATAAGTTTTTAAATTCTGTTGAAGCAAATGGCGTAGGATCAATAACTTGTGCTACCTGATGAGGAGCAGCCCTAGTTAACGAACCGTATGCTGTCATAAGCTCGTAGTCATTTTCACACATTGCAAGCGTATTGTTTGCTGCTTGAATATAGTCATCTTTAATTCTAAGAAATGCATCATTCAAGTAGTCAATAGTTGCTTTGTTTAAAGACAAAGACTCACGACCTGGGTTAAACGTTACAGAACCAGGCTCAGCTTTAATGACAAGATTGTTAAAGCCTTGGTCGTCTACTTTAGTATTATAAGGAATCTCGTATGCAACTTGAGACATTACTACAAAGTTAGATGTACGGTAGCCACCAGTAGGTTTAGTAATAAACCAGTTATCTGAGATGTGTTCACTAACATCTAGGTGGATGTTTACATCGCTACGATTCAGACTAGGTTTATAGTCAAAATACTTGTAAAGCTTTTCAGCTCGTTCTACGTAAGCCATGATATCATCATAGTCTACAGCAACGGCGAGTTTAAGGCCATTAGCTTTTGAAGTAGGTTCATCTCCTAAGTGCATAGTAACCGGTACACCGTTCTGCATACTGATAGCATATGAGTAACGGGTACCGTTATAGTAGGATTCTACTGTGAAAGCATCAGCTACTGCCAGACCAGCCATACGACCAATACCTAAGGTACCGTTGTAAGCGTTAGAGTTACGCTTAGTCGAGGCCCCTAGGTTGCTGAACAGTCCTACGATATCTTCTGGTGCAAGACCAGTACCGTAGTCACGTACAAAGAACTGAGGTTCTTCGATAGTAGGCAGATGCACATCAAAATTTACATCTTTACCTGCTGCAATACATGCATCACATGCGTTAGTAGACCATTCTCGCATTACTGCAAGAGTTGGGTCATTGTACACGTTAGATGTAAGCATCTGAAACATTGACTCATTGACTTCAATGCTGAAACCTGTAGTCTGGATGTCTCCGTTCAAATCTTGAACATTGTTTTTGTACTGCTGTTGAATCATAGTATGTTCCTATTTTGTTAAAATAAGCGTCTACCTTGGTCACGTAGTTTCTCTAGACGCTCTTCTGGCATTGGTGAATCCCAGTAGTCGTTTACATCTTCAAGCAGCTGTAGCACTTCTTCCTGGGTAGCCCCCAGGTCTTGTGCATGTCGCATCATACGATACATTGAACGTGAGCCTTCACCATGACGGGCTTCAAAACAGTATTCAAATGTAGTTGTAGGATCGTTCAGCTGTGCACGTTTTTGTGCAGTAGACATTACTTTACCTTGTGCTTCCCTATCTGCAGCACGTTCTTTAGCATGCATTAGGTAGTCACGGGTTTCGATAGGTTGAGCGTCCAAATTGCTATAAACTTTGCGTCCACCATACGAATAGAAGATCTGTGCTTGAGGCAGAGGGTCTGCTCTAAGGCCTAGATCATCGGCAATCTTAAGGTAGAAATGTTTCCAAGCAATAGGATCTAAGTACACTTCAGAATCGAGTTCGAGAAGAACACGGAACTTAAAGGCATTAGAATTATCACTTGTAAGCGCAATGTGGTGATTGATATCACCCAGCATCATATGAGCTTCTTCAGCTGACAATGGAGAATCGTCTATATCCAGTACAACCCATTTGGTACCGGACTCTAGATTTTCTTTACGGCGTACACCATCCTTGAAACGGAAGGGAGAAAACGCGTAATCATGTGCCAACAACTCAGGTAAATCGGCAAACGTAGTGTCTGCGCAATCAAAGCCGTAGTTAACTGTAGTAGCAATGTCATGCTTAGCTTGGCGAACCTTATCATAGTCACCTGCTTCGATAGCTGCGTTTAGAACAGAGCAATCGATTTCTTTGTAGGTAACGTTAATAACGTCTGTTTTAACGATAGGTTCATACTGAATAGCAGCACCATCGTTAATGATAGAGTAAACTGACTCACGGTCATAGCCTGCACAAAGAGCAACCATTTCTTTAAGCTTAGGTTTAGAAACATTGTTCATAAACCCTTGTTTCTTAAGGTCATGGGTACTGATTTCTGTCATACCGCCAACAAGAGTTTTGGTATGGAAGAAGTCTACAAGTAGCTCGTGAGGAGACTTGTTAAGGTCACGTTCGAATATCTCCATATCTTTATCGAGAGTTTCGCAAAAACGAATAGCTTCAATATAAGACTGTGGAGTAATTTCGTGCTCACACTTCATGATGGTAAATGCACCCGCTAGTTTAAGGGCTTTCCATTGAAGGTGACGACGAATCAATGCATAAGTAGATTCCTGATTAGGCATAAGATCTGCCCAATCGTTGTTGTAACGCTTGTAAGTTTTAAACAAACGTTCAACATCTTTAGAGATGGTAATCTCTTGACCTTGGTATTTAAGGTTATGCTCTGCAATATTATGGCTTTCAAGGTCCATACCTACGCGAGCATGTTTAGATTTGTTTTCAATTTCTTCTTCGTAAGCCCAGAAGTCATCTAGGTTATCAAACACTTGCTCATCGATTTTGTCTGGTGCATAACAAAACCAGCTACGGCGAGCTAGTTTAGACATAAATGCAATGTGAAACTTTTTCTTAGTAGCTTCATCATACAAGATATGACCAGGTGAGCCTACAAATAGAGCAGATACCGGCTGACCGTTAATTGCCTTAGAACGAAACTCAAGAGACTTGGTGTATTTAACTTCTTTATCACCAGTGTCGTAAATTTCGGAAAGGGTCTTAATGTTTTCTACCATATCTTGGTTGTAAGCCAGCTCGTCAGAGAATTCGCCTGAGTACATGAAACCTGCACCAAGACCGATTTCACCAATATCATTGATGTGCTGAATCAAACCTGGACCTGTAGTTGGCATAATGTCCACAGGAGGCACAGGTTTGAGGTATGTGCGATACATTGCTTCGTCTTCAGGATTGGGTAGGCCTTCTTCTTTAGCCTCTTCTATGGCCAGCTGAACCGCTTTAGCAAGGGCTGCTTGTTCAACTAGCTCGTAACCCATCTTGAAACATTTACGTGCTGCTTTAACTGAGGAGTCTTTACCAGCACCTGAGCCAGTAATTACAAATGAGATAGCATTAACAGGTACCTCAGTTACTTCATCCCACAACTTAATGTTGCGACGAAACTGACTTGCAAACGCAGTGATCTGTGCAACAGCCACTACGGATTTCATGCGAGGGTCAATAGTTGGAAAGCTGATTGCTTTAACTACATCCTGCAGGTGTTGGTTCTGCTCCCCAGAAAAAGCTCCTTCTTTCTTAAGAAGTTCTTTAGTTTGGGCTAGCATACTCATATCATATTCTCCGGATATTCTTTACGGTTAAAATCTAATTGTTTATCAATTACTAAGATTTGATCAGGACGTTTACGAATTTGTTTACGCCCTGTTGTATGGATGTATTTTTGCTGTTCTTTATCCCAGTAACCACCCCAGTAGTTAACTGTAACAATAACAGCTTTTGGGGTAACACGGTCTACTGTTGTGATCTCACCCATAGTAGCTGTATAGTACTTATTTGTGAGGACTGTCATACCAGCCTCGATTGGATGCCCTAGCATATCAATCATTTTGTCCTCCTTAAAAACAAAAAACCCGCATAAAGCGGGCTTTGTAACTAGTGTAATTTACTGCCTATCAATTGAGTTATACACATTCCGCTTTACTAGAAAAGAAACTGCCTCGTTGTCAGCAGAAATAGTTGATTTACCTATCTCTATAGAGTTATGTAGGTTTTCAACTAACTCATCTGCTTCTTTAATATGTCGGCCATGTTTATCAAAGTAAAGTAGAGTATAAACTCCTTCTTGGTTCTTGTGCATAATATAGTCTCAATTAGTTGGTGCGGGTAGTGGGAGTCGAACCCACATGCCAAAGGCAAGGGATTTTAAGTCCCTCGTGTATACCAATTCCACCATACCCGCTGGAATTAGGCTGCTATAAATTTAGCCTCAATGTCTTTTTTAGACATCATACCAATAGATGTGGTAACAGGCTCACCTTCTTCATCAATAAGAATTAAGGCTGGTACACCACGTACGCCATACTTAATAGCTAGTTCCATATTTTCATCAATGTCTACTGGAACAACATCGTACGGAAATTCAATGTCTTCCATAGTTTTAGAAAGCATTTTACATGGATTACACCAAGTAGCGTGAAATTTAAGCAATTGCATATTTTTTAACCTCTTTAAGTTCAAGCCCTGAAAGCTTATAAATACATGGAGGGAATGCTAGATTAACAGCTTCCCAACAAAAAAATTCTAATGTTCCATTAACTACGGGGATTTTGTTTTCTGGAGTTTCGTGTTCTGACTCCCAAACATGTTTTTCTCGGTTACGATAAGGCGTAGTAAACCATAAGTACTCGCCGGTTAAATCCCAGGTTAAGTAACATTCCATAAGTAATTCTCTATTATTTTTGGTTATTGATACATACAAGTTGGGTACCATTTGGAGGTAACCCATTGTAAGCGCCTAGGTGTACTAGGGCTTCATCTCGTCCAGCAAAACACTCTTCCATAGTGTCAAATTGCCACCATGCGTCAATATGAGGTTCGTCATAGCCGGAAGGGTAGGTTAGCATAACATTAATGAATACAAGCATCCACATGTTAATGTCCTTTCTTTAGAAAAAATAAGTGAAGCACTCGACCAGGTAGTCCTAATCCTTATCTTCATTATCAACCTGACGATCTGCTCAGGGAACTCTGCGACTATACAGCAATCGTGCAAGTCTCGTTAATTACAAAGTGGGTCTTCTCGGGCTAAGCTTGGGAGGTGTTGTTAATAGTAACCTCCACGATTTAAGCATCACCGTGAATAAGGTAAAGAGCATCGCTACACTTTTAAGGGCACATCTTGTCCCACCTTAATGAGCAACTTTAAGCTTCTTGCCACCACAGCTTCAGCAAACCCAGTACCTAGGGTGTTGAATTAAGGCTACTCTCCCTCAGCGATTAGGGTTGGTTAGTCTTTAGTTGCGCTCTTTAGAATAGACACTGGGTCTGGGCCACGTCATGAGGGCATCGACCATCCTCCCTCGACTAATCACCACAATGTCTATTCTAAAAAGTGAGGGTTTTATTATTTAAGGACGGATAACCCACAACCATGTCCACATAGGTTCTGTTAACAAGCATCTTCCGCTCTTCACCACGCTTAGTGGACAGAACCTCGGGTAACACCTTTACCGTCACGGACTTGACCTTGTTACAGGTAGTGTGCAATCATGTTTCCATGTACCCTGTTGCAATACTCCGAATCCAAGAAACCGCAATCGTGTTTCTTATCTAACCACCTGCCTATTTCGCTGGCGTTAGTGGATCGGGAAAGGCACACTGGAGAAACCCGCAGTTTGTGACGAGCCCCTTGATCCAATGTGCTTTAGAATATACACTTATTTTTATTGCCCGATAGCCTAGGATTTGGCAGGGTCTGGATAGTGCGTCAACGAGGTAGCTACTCCTCTTCAAAGACTGGCTATTACATTTACCGTTCACGCCTGGGATCAACCACACTGAACGCAACCCTAAGTGTATATTCTAAAAAAAGTGCGGAGGTACGACCGAGTAGTCCCAATCCTTATTCCGCATTATCTGCCCATGTGTACATCACAGGACTTACAATACCAGCCGACTCACCACTGTCGTAGTCTGCCACACTACAACCATTTACCTCACCACCCTTGAGCGTGAGCGCCGATTTGAGCATCGTTGAGAGGCTTGGCGGGTGCCTTTAATTTGGCTCCCCGAGCTGGACTCGAACCAGCGACATACGGATTAACAGTCCGGTGTTCTACCAACTGAACTATCGGGGAATAATGGTTTTAATACTTAGTTACGCGTTCTACGTATTTTTTAGATTCTTCACTAACAAAAGAGTACATTTTCTGTGCTTCTTTCATTAGATCTTCTAAAGAATACATTTTAGGCATATCAGCAACGGCTTTTTCGCCAGCTTCAATTGCTTTACGTACAGCTTCAGTATTAAGTTCTAGTTGTTTATCCATGTAGTCTTTAGCCATAGCTAGGACGTCTGAACGAATTTCATATGCATTTTTCATAATTTTACCTTTAGTGTGTGTGTTTAA